TTGAGATCTTGTGCATCAAAAGTATCCTCTAAAGTTACTCTTCTAGATATATATTTGGACAATGCATTACCACCAGATGCACTTAGTTCATTTGATATTGTAACCGAACCAGCTGTTCCACCAGTAAGTGTAATTGTAGCATCTTCGTAATATCCCGACCCAGCAGTACTAATATATGCAGTTGCAATTGCTCCAGAATCCTCTGTAATTGTTACGACTCCACCTGTTCCGCCAGTTCCACTTATTGCAAAAGTTCCTGCTGAATATCCAGATCCATTTGCAGAAATAACTACATCCGAATTTGCAAAAGATCCACGATTAACTTTGTTTTCAGTTGTAATTAAATTGAGTCTTCCCAAATCAATTGCAGGAGAAATCTTAGAATCGTTAGATGTCATTATTGCACGTAAATAATAGTTGTTCGCAGCATATGTTACTGGCCCAGTTGTTGAATTTGGTGCAACTGTCTTTTTCTGTGCAGAAAGAGTTATGTTCTTGTTTGCAGAAAAACTTGTATAATCAGAATCTATTTGCGATGTTCTTGTTGAATCACTTGTTACAGTTTTTGATTCGTCTATTCCCTTATAAGAATATGCAATTGAAGTATTTGAAAAATTCAATTCACTACTTGATAGTTTAAATACATCGTAATTGATTCCAGATGTATTACCAGAAAGTGGATTTGCATTTGACGAAAGATAAACAGAATGTGATCCTGTATCAAACTGACAACGATTCACTTTAAACATCATTTGTTTTTCTACATTTGCCTGCCAGACAGAAGAGTTCTGTGGTTGATAAAATGCAGAAACAAAAGGTTGTTGTGAAACTTTAGTATCTGTTGTATTCTTAACTGGTTCTCCCAAATTTGAAACATGGACTGCATAACTCGTTGAAGGAGTTGTTAATACAATTGCATATTCATCTGGATAAAGATAAACTGGCGAATCAAACGTAAATGTAGTTGCCGTAGATGAAACTGCTGTGTTTGGAGTTGCAGAATTTGCAGTTACATCAGATGCATTTAAGGTCACTTCCGAAAAAGGAAGTATCGCAGATGAACTTGGAAATTCATTTGTAACCGGCCTCAACTGAAGTGTAACTGGAAGAGTTGCATCTACAGCAGAAAAGTAAATATCAATACTATTGACATACACTCCATTTGGACATTCGTTTCTATCTACTGCAAATGTTTGTGCAAGAGGATTGATCCAGTTTGTTGATGTTGAAATACGATTGATGGTATCCTGAGTAGTATTCTTCTCTTTAACATTCTCTCTCTTTGATTCCATCGGCCGAGTTGAAGACATTCTTCCAGTTCTTGATTCAAGAAGTCCTTGAACTCTAAAGAGTTTTTCTGCAACTGAAGATGTACTTGCAACAGTATCGGTAGCATTATCTGTCAATCGGAAAAGTTTCTCTCCTGCCCTATATGTTGCCGAAGGAATTGTCAATTCTCCACCCAAAATTCCGTGTCTATCAGCAGTCAAGGCACCAGAGTATGCTGGTACTGCTGAACCAACTGCGGTAATATTACCATTTGCTTTCGCAGAACCAGTTCCAGAAAATACTTCCCCTGCTTTAAATCCCCCTGTAATTGAAACTGTCACAGTATTAAGAGCCGTTGTTGATCCGTTTACATAATTAGTAGTTGCAATTGTTCCAGAAATACTATTCACTGTCAGTGTCAATGCAGCCGCATCATATGCTTGTAATGTACCAGTTGCAGTTGAAACAGTTCTATCCGAATCAGAATAAAAAGTAATTGTTTCACCAAGTACTGGTGTTCCTGTAGCACCACTAAAAAATACTTCTTGAGTTATATTTGAAACCAAAATACTTGTAGAATTTTGATACAATGCAACGCCAGTAGCACTTATAGTATTTGCTCCTGTACTTGAATAGGTTTGTGTCAGAGAAGCCTGTTCTCCTGCTCTCGTACTAAACACCCCCGAATTAGAAGAGGTTGAATTTGCAGTATATGTAATGATATAAGCAGGTTTGGTATTTGCACTTACTAAAGTGTTATCAAAATAAGGATAAAATGTTGCATTTGGTTTAACACCCTTTGCAAGAAATTGTACTCTCTGTCCTCTAATATAAGGAATAACTGAAATACTTACAGTCCGATTTCCTACCGACCTCTTAATTGTTTCTGGTGGCTTAGTTGAAACGATACCAGTTCTTGTACTGTTCTTACTTGTTATATTTGCAAAACGTGATACAGTATTTGAAGTTGCAGATGTTTTTCTATTTTTCATTAGATTATCATCATTGACTTGAACTCCACTCCAAGAAAAACTCCAATCATCCCATTGTTTACCGAATCCATTATCGTTTCCAGATACCCAATGGTCATTAAGATTTTCAAGGTTAATCAATACTGTAGGTCTTCCATCTTCTGCCCACCAAACATCACTTGAAGGACTCAAAGTTAATTGTCCGTTCAATTGAGTTGTTCCGTATGGATTAAGAGTTTCGGTATTACTTGCAAGTGGTTGAACTACTAGATTTGCAGATGAATATGCAAGAGTAATCAACTCTCCTGTCTTAGAAGTATTCGCACTAGATCCTGCCGAATCGTGAGTAAACATAAAAGAATCAGAACTAAAAGTAGGTCTTAACTCTTTCATTTCCATATCAACTGCGGCCTTGAAATCTTCGTTAGATACATCACCGATATTGTGTCCATTAAATGAATCAACTAAAATACCATTTTTGAATCTTTCGGTATTTGTTGCAGAATCCTTGATAGAAAGATCATTTGCTTCTTTTTCAAGAAGTGATAATGCAGTATAGTATTCAATTTGATCAACTCTCTTTTCAATCTTACCAATATCCCTCATCGTAAATCTACGATTGTCTATGTACTGAGTATCTACATCAGAAGGATTGTGTGTGTATGCTGGAATGTCCAAATTATAAAGAGTCATTGAATCTTCGTCATCTGCTGGTAGGCCAGGATTCTCAGAAGAAATTCCTTCAAGAACTTTGAACACTCTATCTTTTGTGAGAGTTAGTTTGTCTTTTCTTGGTAGATAATATGCAACATTTGCAGACATATTGACTTTTGCATCTGGCATATCATCTTGAGTTTGAAGTATTCCTGCATTTGTAGCACCATTTGCAAATCCCTTATGTGGACGAAAATCCAAAGAATCCCTTCTCTCTTTTCGTATACCAGTTGTAGGACTAATGAATGCTGGAATATCTTCGTAATCTATGTTTGCAAAACTATCTACTGAAACATATCCGTTTGCGGAGTTATGACTGAAATAGTTAAAGGTAATCAATACGTTATTTGCAGGGGGATTTTGACCCGACTTTAATGTGATTGATGCATGATCTAAGAAATTATCTTTTTGTCCATTATTAAATGAATAACGAGATGTAATATTATTATTATGAGCAGTATTTCCAATTGCGGCACTTACTAATGCAGTAGGGAATTGTGTAGCAGCAGAAGTTCCTCCTGTATTTGCTTCAATAATATTTGTTACTTCAATTACATCTGCAACTCCAAGAGATGCTGTTCCTGTAACTGCTGCTTGAACGGAATGACCTGCTGTCAATCTTGTATTTAATTGTCCGGCAGTACAATTTGTTCCTGTTCCATCTCCATCTCCATCAAGAAGTCTAGCACTACTTCCAATATTACTTGCAGCCGAAATTGCAGTTGCAGTTACTTTGGATACAGACTTACCTTGTTTTCCTACAAGATCTACTGTTGCATAAACTTTTCCAGTAAATGCACCCCGATTAAATGCTAGACCATCTCTCTTAGGAGTAATAGAAACTTGGTTTCCTGCAACATATGCAACTGTACATTCAATTATTTCTCCTGCAACAATAGTTGCATCTGTTCCATCTGAAAGTCTTGGTAAACCTCCACCACCAGAAGATCCTGCTGTAACTGCAACTAAAATATAATTTGCTTTAGGAGCAGATAAAGTTCCTGTTCCACCTTCTGTTTCAAAAGTAGTTCCTGTGGGAGAAGTAATTGTTACACTGGCCGCACTCGCCATATTTGAAAATGAAATATCAATTACTGCTTTTCTTTGAAAAGAAATTCCCTGAGCAGTATATGATGATGTACCCTGAGTTCCAATTCCTTTAGTATTTTCAAACCCAACTGGAAAAATTAAAGAATTTAAATCCGTATCTTGTATAACTGTATTACTTGTGAGATCATTTGTATCTGCTTTTCCTGTAACATCAATATCCATAGAAGGAGTATTTGCAAAACCAAATGTCGCATTTGCAATCGCAATTGCTTCTATTTCTCTAGTAGAATAATTGAGAGTTACTTGATTAGCCGTATCTGCACTCGTTGAGAATGCAAGATTTATTGTTGCGGCTGGAATCTCAGTTATTATCTTACTATTTTCGTTTGTTGCATCGGAATCAGTTCCGTCTAAAACAATATTACCAGCACCCAAAATAGTTTCTAGTCCTATATTGTCTTGCCCATAAGAAGAAATTTCTCTTGTTTCAGATCCTAATGTTATTTTTGCACCAACATAAGCACCATTAGCATTTGAAGATTTCGCATCTTCTAAATCAATAGTTGTTGAACCAGAAGTATATGCCGAACCCACATTACAAGTTAATGTAGAAAGTTGAGTATCAAAAATATATGCATCAAGAACAGCAGTATTACTTGTAGATGTATTTGTAAATGCACCAGAACTATAATCTATTTGACGAATTCGTGTTGTTCCCATTTTTGTTGAATTATAAGTATTTGAATTCGTACTTACAATATTTGCCAACGGAACACAATGCAAATCATACGTTGATGAAATTGATTCTGGATTAAAAAATGTTTCTGCCGAGTTTCCTGCATTAAAATTGGTAATTTTTAAACTATTACCAAAATTAGGATTGATTGGAAATGTAACTTCGGTTGTTGTCTCTCTACCTTTTTTAACATCCACATATTCTGTTCCCACACTCTCATATTCATATCCCTTAACGTATGCCTTGCCCGGATCTAATGCAGCAGAAACTCTGTTTCTGTTGTAAAGTGTTTGAGAAGTTCCATCTCCTAATGCAGTACCAACAACCATAGATGTTGAATTAGCAATTGAGGAAATTGTTGCATAAGAAGATGTTGCGGAAGACAAATAAATGGAATCTCCGACAGCAAAATCATTTTCAAAATCTGTTAATGTTCCTGTAATAGTTGTATCCGAATCAGCAGCAGTAACTCCTGTTGCTCCTTGATGAGCAATTACTTCTATAGGAAAAGGTCTGATGGTGTAATCTCCCGACTCATCGTAAGTCCTTCGGGCCAACATCTTTTCTATTTCACCATAGACAGGATATTTGGTGTGTTTAGTAGGAGTACCACTTGATACTCTCATCAATTCTATAAAATCTGTGTCTGCGTTTGCGGCTACTGGATCAGTTGCACTTGTTTCTTTCTTTGCAAGAGTTAGTGTGATCTTAAAACGAGTTGCACCCTGTGCATTTGCATTTGTTGTTCCAGAAGCAGGATCAAGTAAAGATGTATCTGATGAACTATCAATTATGGCTTCTGTAGTTGTCAATCCAATTCTGTAAGTTGGTGTGTTACTATATTTTTCCAGAATTAGAGTTTGAGGAAGTACAAGAACGAAAAATCCATTGACAAAATAAACACCCCTGTTAATACTAACAATTGAGGAATCACCAGCCGGAGTTGTTGCCGAAACTGTTGCAGTAGTAGAAGTTGATCCTTCTAAGTAAATAGTTGAACCAGCAGAAAATGCAGTTCCAGATAAGAATTTTAAAATAAGAGTGGGGGCATCCGAACCAACTGCATTGACAGTAGCGACAACTTGAGCTCTTGTTGTTCCTGCACCTACTGTTACACTTGTATCAGAAATAACTCCATCTGCAAAAGTTGATGCAGTATCCGATGAACTTAATTTTAAATAAGAAACCTCAGTATCAAGAGTAAGTTCGCCTCCAAGAACCTTACTTCCATCCTTAAAAATATGATCACCTAAACGTGATGATTGTTTTTGAAGAATTGTCTGAAGTTGTGTCAGTTCACGACCCTGTACTGCATAGCCAGGACGAAATAAAACTCTTAAAAATGCCTTATCCTCATCATAGTCATCATAATAAGGAGATACATTGAAATTAGTTGTTACATTTGCCATTTAGTTGTTCTTTACAAATTAGAATTCGATGATAAGTTTAATGTCCTCTGTTTGGTCAGATGCACGGGCAACTGGAGCACGATTTTCAATATAGATTACTTCACCAGATCCAATTTGCATTGAACCATTTGCAACATTTGTCAATCTGGCAGTACCACCAGTAAAAGTAAAGACTGCTTGAGCATCAGCGGCTCCTGTGGTACTACTTGCAACATTTGTAGTAGTACATTGCCACGATCCTGGCTTCCCATCATATCCTGCACTTGAATTTGCACCATTTGTAATATCTACTACTCTCATTGTACTTGCAGATGCATTTACATCAACCACATAAGCAGTTGCACCATTTGCACCAACTGTTCCTTGAGTAATTGTAATATCTCCACTTAATGCAGCAGTGTTGGCTGTGTATGTAAATGTTTTTGCCTGAGTTGCAGTATCACCAGTGTACCTTGTATATGCACCATCTGAATTAGGATCTGTCAATAGTCCAATTTTACGAAAAT